TCCTCTCGGATTTCCACCTCTAAGTCCTGCTACTCCTCTACAAATACTCATGTTCTTCTCCTTTCTTCCGGCATTTGCACCGGTGCAAAAAATATTTTTTGTATAAAAAGAACACCTACCATTTCTGATAGATGTTCTGATTATCGTTATGCTGTTTTAAGCCATCTTCTTTTTTCGCACAATTTTTTTCTAATACGAATAATCTCGTTTAAAAATGTAAAAAATCTCATTCCCATTTTCATAGATTCATCAGTTATCTTACTTCTATCCCGATTATCTAATTCCAAATATAATAATGTCGATTCCTTCAATATCTCAAAATTCGGATTGCCTTCATTTAATACAAGCAAATCTCTCTGATGTAAATAAAAAATATTCACCTTTTCCGCCTTACAATACTTTAAAATGTATAATGGAATATCTTCTTTGGAACAGGACGCAATACCGTATTCTGCATTGATTATTTTTATTGACGCTCCCATCTTACGCCACCTCCTGATACACAACTTTGCATTTATTGATATTACCATTTGATAGCCGATACTCAATCATAGTAGGATAACCGTTCTCTTCAAGCCATTCCTTTGCTTTTTGTAATACAGAATCCTTGTACTGCACTGTGACACCATCATGCCCATTTCTACTATAAGCAGTTTTTACAATCTCTTCTGTGAAAACATCCAGCTTCTGAATGATTGCGCTCATGGCTTTATCATGTGGTCTTCCACTCTCAGAGAAAATACCGAGTTCTTTTGCCATTGTAGTACAATCCCACAACTTAGGTACATCGGAAAGTACTGGAACTTTAACTGGATAACCATTATCTGAATAAATGCGAACAATCTCTGCTGCTATGTACTTGGAATCTACCCCTGCATCATGAAGAGCACCTTTGATGTTCTTTACCATTTGATTTACTGATGGAAGTTTTTCCTTCTTGTCTTCTTTCTTCTTTGGCACTTCATAATATCCTGTTTTACGGAGGGTTGGAAGAACCTCGTCTGTAACCCAGTCTGTAAATTTTTCTGCATCGGGTTTACGACTCTTAAATACCAACTTATATACTCCACTTTCTGTGAGAAAATTCTCACCCGCGTTATTCAATTTTCGGAAGTCGGTTAAACCGACATCTGAATTTTTCACCTTGATAACTTGCTTTTTATTCATTTTACTCATGTGGTCTTTGACTGTGCTCATTGCCATATCTAAACACGCGCCAACGTGATAAGGATTAAATAAAACTTCTCCATTCAGTTCAAACGCTTCTACTTCATGTCCTTCAAAAATCATCAACTCATTCATAATAAAAACTCCTTTCAAATTCGTTCTTGAAAGAAGCCTCATTCTGCATTATAATATTTACAGAAGGAAACTTCTTAGTTGAAGTACTCGGTTGTCTTGGTAGGATTGCGAGTACTTCTTATTTTTTTAGTTCTTCGTCGATTTTTTCATTAAGCCATTCTGATTTCGTCTTTTTCTGTTCAGATAATCTTTGTTCAAATTTCAACATTTTTTCTTTTTCCACAGCTACGCTAAACGTTTTTTGTTTTTCTCTTCTGGCTTTCATGTAATCGGCTCTACTTTTCTCCGCGATTATTCTCACCTCTTTTCGTTACGCGTTACATGTAATACACCATTGTTACGCGTAAAGTTCAAGAGGTTTTTCAAAATTTTTCCATCCTACCTATGGAATTAAAAAGAGGGCGATCACTCGCCCTCTGAATCTCCATCTTTATTTACGACCTTGTCTGCAACCTCTAAACCTTTAATCAATATAATCGGCACGTTAAATCCAGCTTCTACGAAATTTTCCAAAATCGAGCGAATCTCATTTATAAGCAAGCTGGCCAGTACGAACCATCCAAGCAATGTAGTGATCCCTAAATCTACACCGATCGTCTTACCGATCTCGATAAAGATTGCCGATGCCCCAAACGCAACCATAATCATAAGCCAGTACCCCAACTTCTTAAGGACGCCTTTCCAGCCTCTGACAGAGTTTTCTTTGTTGGCCATCTTGCTCTTCATCCACCCGGTTATCCAGTCTGCTACATTAAGTAGCAAAAAGGCTGCAAATAAGATCCAGTGCTCTCCTAATATGTAGGACAACACCGCCACAATCGCTCCTGCAATCGCATTGTATCCGTCAATAATTGCTTCTGCATAATTCATTTTCATATTCCTCACTTTCCTTTCTCGTTATGCAACTTCTTTCCAGAGACTCTCGGATCCAACTGCACCCGGTTCCCACACATTGCTGTCTACAAGAGACTCCCACGTTTTCCCTTTATGTGTTACCCTATCACCTTTTTTGTATGGGTTTGTGCTGTTTGGCTGCTCCCACGGCAATACTTTTCCAGTCGGATCTGTAAGCACCTTAGCATATAAACTTGAGGCGGTGTCCGGCGCCCAGTCCGCTTGAGATGTATGGTTTTGGAGTACCTTATATAGCGCATCTTGGTAAGTAATATACTTTCCAGTCTTGTAGGCTACTCCATCGCCGCTCCATAAATCGTACAGATCTGCTACCTTAAGAGCCTGCTCATCATCTGTAATTTTCTCTGCAGATATTTTAGCCATCGCAAAGACAGACGCATACGTTCCCGGTGCTCCACCGTTGCCACCGTTTTCCTTCAGTGCTTCTATGTCCTGCTTCGCTGTTTCCAACTTAATCCCCATGTCATCCAATCGCTCCTCTGTTGACAGACCGGCTTTATTATTTACAACTCCATAAATTCCACCCGGATATATCTCAGTATGATCGTATCCCGTGTAATTTTCCAAGGTATCTATGATCTGCCCACGTTCTGTGACGTTCATCACCTTTGTTTTTGTTGCATCCTCAAAGATTTCTTTCAGCTTTTCCGGCGCAATTCCGATTGTCAAGAATCGCACCGCACCACCGATTTTTTCATATGACTGTATCGGCATATCAGTTGCATCATTAAAAATAAGTTTCATGTTATCATTCCTTTCTAAAAGATCTGTTTTCTGACTCCGATTGGAATACGCAATAGGAAAGATGCGTTACAATTAAATACACCAAAAAGTAATTAATTATCAAGCACACTCCCACTCAGCGTCGATAAAAAGGTAATTATTTGTAGCTTTTGGGATGCAGAAAAACAGATTGCCGTTTGCTTTTGCTAAAGAGGTACAGGCAACTGGATTTTTATACGCTCCATCTGATGCAGTTACATTGACAGCAGTATCAATTAACGGTCGGTACTGTGACGGTATCGTAAAAGCATTGTTGTACACATTATTTGCAACAATTATAGAGGTTGTGTAGATTTCCATATTCAGATGTATTGCGTTACCAATCTTGTAAGAGTTGTTTGCTATTACTTTCCAAATCCCAGTGTTCAATCCGAGATCAGTCGGTGTGAGCGTCTTTTTATCGTGATACAACTGTAACTCCGACAAATCTTTATTTATTGTAGACATATCCAGCAGCACCTTAAATAACGGTTTCACTGCTACGATATTCAATCCACTCAGTTCCACTTCATAGAGTGGCCAGTCTGCCTTCATATCACCAGAACGTATATCTCCTTCCGTATGTAAAGGCACTGCTGGATTCACACCTGGCGTTCCTTTTATAATAACGGTCTCTGTTGTTTCTATCTTAGTATCCGGATTCTTCGTATATCTTTCTACGATAAGATCGATTCGTTTCATCCCTTGTGTTCCATTTTCGATCGCAACTTCGTCTGACCGTCCTTTAGGGATTACCACTTGTCTTCCCTGCATTATTCCACAGCCGTCATGAATTTTTAACAAATTATTCGATATCAATTCAGCTTCGAATTTTCTCCCTGTCCCCATAACATAAGAATCTGCGCCGGAAAACCCCCGATTCAAATCCGCCCAATTTTCAGGCGTAATATGCGCTTTCCCGCCATATCCTGTTACCAATTCCATAATCAATCATCTCCTTTTAACTTGTATTCAACCTTCATTCGTTCACCTCTGATTACTAAGATCTTACGTACAACTGGCTTTTGCACCAAAATCCCCGTTATATAATCTCTTCCAGATACGATATCACCGATTTCTAGGTCAGCATCCTCTATCCGCATTTCAAATTCCTTATAATTCGCTAAACTTTGTAATCGCTTTGTACCATCTTTTCTAAGCTGTTCTATATCAGATTGGGATGTATATGAGTATAGCGCTGTGCGCTCATGGATGCCTTTGTAGTACTGCTTTTCCCCAACACTCCCATCTTCTTGTACATACAGATGCAGGATCGTTCTGTCAGTTCCCTCTCCTGTTCCGGCACAGATCAGATGGTTGATTCCCCGCCTGTAATCTCTAGTAATAAAATTAATCCGATTGTCTTGGTTATATTCTTTTTTCAACATCTTTGCAGGAACAGCCTGTAGTTCCACCCATCCAGGTATTCCCGGTTCTCCCCGTTTATGCCGGATGTCCAACCGATATCCCACGCTTGCCAAAAGATCTTCAATCCCGTTTAAAAGAGTGCAGTAACGATCAAACTGGAAGTTCTGTATAATCACACCGGTATCAACCTGAGGAACTAAAAAAAGACCGTCAAATCGACCGTCTATCAGATTTCTCAATATGCTGTTTAGTTCACCGGAAACTGTAAGGTAATCTTTTCCAGATGGCGGCTCAATAATTTTCTTTCCAAGCATTCCTCGCCAAGTGTCCCCCGTCATTTTGATGGCATTCTGTTTCGTTATTGTCTTCATATCTCCGATAATTCCGCCGTATTCTGTATCCGGAATGTAGATCATGTACCCGTAATTTAACTTCTTCTTATCCCAAAAATTCAGATTTATATCACATTCAAAATCATTCGTATCTCCCAGTTCCAGATCCACCGCAATGCACCGATCCAGATTCTCAAGTTCTTTCCCTACAGCATCTGCAACTATCATCTTTTCTGTGCACATTTTGGTTCACTCCTTTCAATAAACAACAACAAATCAAAACCGAAACTTCCATCCCAACTTACAAGATTATATCTCGGCTGTATTTTTTCAAACGGAGAATTCGGACTGGTCACTCGATTATCGAACTCATTCACTTTCGTCCCATTTGTTCGTACACGGAAGACCGTTCCTTCCCTGGAATCAATCAGAAGATATTCCCCTCCGTCCAGCTTTGTCCTTACTTCATATAGATTATCCCCTATTACAATTCTCGGATTCAAGCACGGTCCGTATATCGTTAAAAGAAAATCGCACGCGGCGTAATGCTCTATAGTAATGCTGCCAGTTCCCTTCTCATCTCCCATGAGGTCAAACGGTGTATCAAATGGGAAATCCAAATATCCCACGCCTTTTCCTTCAACGCCTTTTTTGAATTCGTATTTTTTATCCGTAATCCAAAACGGATGATCCGTCACAACGGTAAGATTTTTAACCTGTATCGGAACACCCATAAACGCATCAGTTTTTATATCACCGGATATATAGCAGGACAAATACTGATCTCCAATATACAGCCGCCCGGGGGTGTGATCTATGATGTCTTTTACAACGATGCTGTGGAAATTATTCAGGATGTCCGCAAATTCCTCATCTGAATCCGCGGTCACAGTAACCGTAATGGGATATGTTGCCATTTCTCTTGTAAATGACGTTATTTTCCCATTATCTGTATCTGCATCCCATGAATAGTTGAATAACTCTTGATATTTCAAAATCACATTTTCAGAGTCAAGGAGAATCTTTTCATTTAAATGATTAATGTAATACATATCCATGCTAAAGAATTCCCCTTTCTCGCAAATGCTCATCTATAATTCTACCAAGTTCCCTGCTACCCACTGATAAAGTAAGTTCCCTGACCGCAGATTTCATACACTTTTCCATCTTATTGTAATCAATCCCCGGATCGTTACTATACGCCTTGTTCTCCTCCGCTGTCAGGACACGCTCTCCTTTGTGTAACACTGCCTGATATCCGTCGTAGGGTACGTTATCAAGTCCGTTGTAGTGAGAATATCCCTGCGCTGCTGAAATCGCAGCGTTAATACCGCTTGTTATTGCGTTCGTTGCTAATGTGATCGACAGTGTCCTCGCTCTCGTGGCGTTGTTCGCCTCCTCATCAATCGCCCGTAAATTTGCGATTGTTCCGTCTTTATTAACCTTTACCTCACAAGGTGTTCCGTTTAAAATCGCAATTCCTTCCCGCGTGCCGTCTGCAGACTTTTTAATGTCCGACAAGGAGCTCACAACATCCCCATTCGCATTGACGAGTTCACCGTTCTTCTCTTTCAGTCCATCTAAGGATGTTCCCAGCATCTCAAAAGACCCTTTTCCGTTCAGCGCCATTTCCACCGTCGCGCCTTGGATTTCCTTGGAATATCCGACGAGTGTTGAAGACGCTTCGTGGTAGAGACCGACGATCTTCCCTGTTGCCTGATCATAATTGACCACGATATCTTCATTCGTGCCTTTTTCCATGTTATATAGGGTATAACATCCTGACTCTGTAATTTGCTCTAACCCCGCATACCTTTCCTGTACCTTTTGCAGATATTCAGCATTCCTTTCCTCCTCTCCTGTGAGGATCTGACCATTCAAGTCGCTGATTCCATCCAGTAATTTCGGGTTATATTCTTCGATAATGCTGAGGTATTCATCGTAAAGGTCACGCTGTTCTGTAATCTTTTTCTGCTTGTCCTGCTCTAAATTTGCGATCTGTTCTTCATAATACGCCCGATCTTCTTCCTTGCATGTGCTAAGTTTACTTTGCAGCAACTGAATTTCTGTATCGTAAGCTGCTTGTATCTGTACGATCTCATCATCTCGGATCTTCGCTTTCTCTTGTAAAAGTTCCGATGCACTTTCCAGATCCATCGTTCGCACTCGAGCAGCAAACTCATTTTTTGCATAAAGAATCTCCTGCTCTGTTCCTCCCAGGGCTTCCAGTTCAATCTGACGTATCTGTTCATTATAATTTTGGATGTCTGCGATTTCCTGCTCTTTCAACTGTCGTTTTTCATTCGCTGCATTTTGCTGGATCGCAAGAATTTCATCTTGTAACGTCTGTACTTCACTGATCTGCGCATCACTTGATTGCGACAACAGTTCCAGTACTTTCTGTTCGCTTTCATCAATCACCTGATCATCTGCGATGAACAGATCTTTCAGTCCGCTTTGTGCCTCCTCTTTTCTGCTTTCGATCGTCGAGATCACTTCGCTACACATGTCATTGACCCGTTTCGTAAACCCATCGGTTTCCTCCTGTGTCATGATTCCGTCAAATCCGATCTCGTGCAAGTACACGCTGAATTCTTGTACCTTTTTCGTAGATTCTTCCACGGCTTCCTGAAATTCAGGGCTTAACTCATCGCTGAATTCCTTATGAACATACCCCATTTCTTCCAGTTCTTCTTTCGTGTACCTCGTAACTCCTTGCAGGTCTGCCAGCGCTTCTTCCAGCCATGACATTTCCTCTCGCGATTTAAGGACTGTGGAATTCAATACATCGCTTTGCTCGTGGAGTGTATATACTCCGGCACCAACCACTGCTAAACCTGCCGCAAGGGGTGCACATGTTCCCAAAACACCTGTAAAGCTTTTTGCAAGTACAGATCCTCCTATTCCTGCTGCCTCTTGTGCGCTACCGAAAGCACTAAGCGCTTTTGTGACTGCTCCTATTCCTGTCTTTAACTTGGTATAGGTTTGAATCCCACCGCCGATTAGTTTTAACGCCGGTCCTGCTGCCGCAAGAGTGATTCCCCACTGCACCACATTCTCTTTCTGCTCATCTGTTAATTCGGAAAATGCTTCTGCCACATCCCCTAATATATCAGACGCTTTCTCGATTACCGGAACAAACGCTGCACCAAAACGTACTCCTTCGTTCCGAAGTTCATTCAATGCGCCTTTTAACTGTTCTGCCGGAGTCGCATCTATTTTTTCAAACGCCTTTTGTGTCGCCCCTGCGCTTGTCTCCATTCCCCGCAGCATTTCGTTGTATTCTTCGCCGCTGTTTTTATACAGCACCAACGCCGCCGATCCTGCTTCCACCGAGCCGAACATATCTTTCAAAGTCTTATCGTTCTTTTGCGCCTCTGCATTTAACAGACTCAAAATCTCTGTTGTAGACGTCCCCTCTTTTTTCAGATCTGCAAAACCTTTTCCGGTCAGCTCCCGTAGCGTTATGTCCGCAATACTTCCGCTTTTTGACAACTCTGACAACATTGCTTTTAAATACGTTCCAGATTCCGCTGTTGCCACACCGTTTTTCGTAAGCTGTGCATAAGATGCACTCAATTCCTCAATGCTGAAATTCGACGCATTTGCAACCGGGATCACTGTTCCCATGCTTGACGCCAGTTCGTCCACCGTTGTTTTACCCAAATTCTGCGTTGTGATCAATAAATCGGATACTCTCGTGGCGTCACTCGCTTGCAATCCATACGCGTTAATTGCCGTCGTGAGGACGTCTACTGCTTTCGCCCCGTCTGTAAAACCGCCTTTTGCAAGTTTCATCGCATCCGTCGTGAACTGGATCGCTTCTTTTTGATCCACCCCGGCAGAAATAGAAGAGTAAACGGCTTCTGAAAATTCATCCACCGCCACCTTCGTTTCACTACTTGCATTAAGAAGCTCATTTTTGTACTGCGCAAAATCTACGACATTTGAATCCAGAAGTGTACTTACTTTTGCAAAGCTGCTCTCAAAATCAACCGCCATTTTTGTCGTTGCGGCGCCTACGCCCACGATCGGAAGTGTCAAGCCTTTCGTCAGCAGATCACCTGCTTTAGAAAATTTTTCTCCGACTTTCGCCGTCGTTTCCATCTCCTGACTGATCCGCTTTGCTTCACTTGTTCCGATTGCAGCCGCTTTCTCCATATCGCTTTTAAAGTTTTCGATATCAACTTTGATCTCTGTTAAAAGAGGTGCTAATTTTATGCCTCCTGCCATTTTCGTCTCCCTTCTGCGAATTTATGGATTGCGACTTCATCCGCCTCGGTCTGCTGCAGCCTCCACAAATTCTTTAGTATTTCTCTTCCGGCTTCGGACGATTGATAGCTTGCGATCCAGCTTTCCCGATTTAATAACAAATAAAAAGAATAAGGCAGTTCCAAGACCTCACGAAAGTTCAATCCGGTATACTGGCTTATTCTTTTTATAATTCCTGTTTTTAGGCTGTATGCTCTTTCCCAGTTCTCTGTCGGGAAATACTTTTCGCAGATTGCTTTTCCGATTTCTCCTTCCGGAACTGGGATTCGGAGTTTGGGTCTGTATCTGCTTTCAGCCGCAGCGCTGATACTTCCGCAATCAAACGGATAACTGCTTCTAACGGAAGTTTTTTTATCTCATCCGCCGTAAACTCCCTGCCCTGCCTGTTATGATTTATCAGGAGCAAGCATGCATCGATCCGTTTTTCATACACATTGTCTTCGGACAGATCCGCCTCTAACTGATCCATTTCTAAAATCATTCCGACTGTCGGCTCGAATACATCATATTCTTTCCCAAACAGCTTTATTTTCACGGAATTGTTCATGTATTGATCTAAATCTAACACCGTATTGCGCCCTCCTATGCCGCGACAATCGCCGCCGCTTCTTCGTCCGTAAGTTCTTCTTCAAAACTTGCAAGGAAACCTTTTACTTTCTTGATCGCCGTTAATTCTGCATCGATCGTTACTTCTTTGTTCTCCCACGTGATTGCAAATCCCGATCCGCCCTGTCCGATCATCGTAAAACGAATCTTTTTCCCGTTCTCCTTTGTGTGTACTGCCCTAAGCAAAACTGTTTTTAATGCCTTTCCATCCCCGGTAAAAATCAGATCTTTTTTCTTTCCTTCCTTATCTTCCGTGTAGACTCCGGTGGATAAGAGAGACATATTCGCAAGATTCCACGATAAAACTCCCGTCTTTGCCGAGATTTCCTCTTCTGTGATCGCAGACCTTACAATCTGTCCATACTGATTTTTCACATCGTATTTTGTCGGCTTATAATTTACGGTAAACCCAGAAGAGCAATGCCCGACATCATGTTCTTCTGTTTCAATGGTCGCGTGTTCCGGGATCTCTGTTCCGGTAAATTCATACATATACACAGTACACGCTCCGATTAAAATTTCGTCATTGTTTTTCATTACGTTTCCTCCAATCAACGATAAAATACAGGGTATCTTCAAACATTTGACACCCATCATTAAATATTGTTCCTCCACCTGCTATGCCGGAATGAAAACGGATATTCCCGGTTGTAATATAAGGATCATCTTCTTCCATATCGAGCAGATCTTTCAATTTCACTTCTGTATCTTTGCAAGTATCATAATCCCGGTGCATGATCTTTAACTCAAGCTGACTCTGCTTTACATGTCCGCCGGATATCGGGGTAAATGTATAAACTACACTTACATCGTCTAACACTGTTGTAAATACCGGATATAATTTGCCCAACAGTTTCGGGATCTCCGTTTCGATATAGTTTTTAATGCTAATCTCCATATCAACCTCCGAGTATTTTCTCAATCTGTGCCGCATTGTAGATAATGGCGAATGACAAAAACGGTTTTGGTCTCTGTCCTACCGTAGTAAAATGCATCACTTTGTATTTTCCTGCTTTCACTTCATACACCCACGGCGTCTTTCTTCCGTCTCCGTTTACAGCGTAAATTCCTGTACCGTTGTGCACATAGGGGGCATATTCCAAATTACTCCCAATCCTGCCGATAATTTCGTCTGCCGTGATTTCCGTCTCACTTGTGATCGACGCCCTAAGATGACCTTGATCGACCGGACAAAGCTGACGCGCCTCACCTTCCACTACAAGACACGCCTGCGACACTTTCTTCTCCATGTCCAAAGCAATCTTTGCCGTTGCATCCCGGATACTTTGAACAAATTCGCCATTATCTGCCATCACTCCACCACCTTCAACAGAAGATTCGTCATGCGTCCCTGCGGATTACAATCTATAATTCGATAGACAACGTCGTCTTTTACAAGGCGGTATCCCTCTGCTTTGATACTTTTACAGCGCGTCAGTCCTATATGCGTCGATTCCAAATAGGTCGCAGATGCAGCCACCTTCATATCATTTTTCTTGTAAACGGCAGCTTCCACTGTACCCATGTCAATCCATTTTTGCTTTTCTGCCCCTGATGGAGTTCTGACAGTTTCTTCTTTCTGCAGCCGATACGGTTTCATATCTCTGTTAATTGACATATCTATCACCTCGGTAATCTTCTATATCTTCTGATCGTTCGCTTTACCTGATCCGGCAGAGAGTCCATATATGTCGTACTTCCGCCGAAGCTTTGCGATTCGCTTGCAATTCCCTCAACTCCGTCTTTGTTAAAACGGATCAGCGTCAGTTCTTTTACAGCCGGAATTACCCCTTCCGGCAACGACTCTTCATCCTCATAATTTAAGCAGCTCCGCATGTCGATGATGCTGTCGTGGATCATGTCTTTCAAAAGCTCCCAGTCTTGTTCAGACATTCCCGGACGCTTCAACAATTCATTTAAAATCTTTTCTTCCATTCTTCATCACCTCAAAAAGAGAGGGATTGCTCCCCCTCTAGGCTGATACCTCTTTTGTGTTTACCGGACTCTTTGTATCGTTTGTGATCTTGACGTTGATCGGATCTGCATCCGCCGCTGTTCCGACTTCAAAGTATAATGCCGCACTCGCATCGTCACGGAGCACTTTATCACCGTACACACAAAGTCCACGAATTCCGTCTGCGAACTTATTCTGTAAGCGCATCGCTTCCACTTCATTGATCTGCTTCGCCGCACCGATCGCGGATTTATGGTTTGCGATAATGACATTTGCCGGAAGCTCCTCGGAACACATCACCTGCATGCCATTGATCGTCTGACCCTCTACCACTCCATTTTCCAACACTTTCGGGTTTGCCGTGAAGCGCTTATCTTTGGACAGTAATCCAAGATAATCCGCATTTACCGTCACGAAACGGTTGACTTTCGGAACTTTCTTCTTGGAGAGCATCGTTCCAAGATCTACGATGTAATCATATGCGCTTGCCGCAGTTACTTTCTTCTTCGCGGAAGAACTTCCGATCAGAAGTTTTGTCCCTGCCAACAACGCCGCGAAAAAGTCTTTATCATACGTCTCCGCAAGGACCGCCGCATGTTCTTTCGTTGTCGCTGACAAAAGATCTGCTTTTAACTGCACCTTATCCACATCGTCCAACGCAAACGCAAAATATTTCTTCTTGTCAAATACCATTTCTACCGGAGTCGTGTCGATGTCATCCCAGTCCACACTTCCTGAGTAATCTTTCAGTGTCCCCCCTGCAACTCGGTTAAAAATGACTTTCTGCCCTTTGATCTCTGCCGGTTTTGTTGCTAATACATCCGCAATCGATACGGAATGGAAGTTCGCTAGAAGCGCTCCCTCCCAAAGGGTAGGTTTAAAATTATCTGCTGCCATATTCTTTCATCCTCTCTCTTTCTTATTCTTTTGCCATCGCCGCAAACTGTGCCGCCACTTCTTCGGCTGTCATGTTGTCGGCGTTTTGCACAAGTGTATCAAATGCCGTTGTCCCTGAACTACCTCCGTCAGGGTTTGCCGGATTTCTTCCCGACAAAACAGGATTAAACAGATCCTTATAGCTTTCCTTCAAGCCTTTCATCTGCTCGTCCAGTCCTGAAACTGTTCCATCATCCGAAACGATCAGTTTTTCACGGTCAATTTTCCCTGCCAGCAATTCCGCGTGTTTCGCATTGTTATCCGCAAGCGCCTTATTGATTGCCGCATCGATCTTCATGCCTTTAATCTCTTTCTCATGGTCAGCTTTCAACTGCTTGATTGTCCCTTCGTGCGTTTTGATCGTCTTCTGAAGCTCCTCGTTACCGGCATTGTTCTTTTTCAGATCCCCGATTGTCTCATTTGCAGTCTCAAGCTCCTTTACCTTTCCGTTATACTGCTCTTTCGGAATGATATGCTTTGGCGCTTCCTCATTCACCTTTTTCATGGTAGCCTTTACATCCAGCTTCCCGTCTGCTGCATAAACCGCATTTGATAAAATTTTCTGTAACCACTCCATTTTTCTTTACCTCCATAGATTTTTATACCGGCTCTCCCGGTACTGGGATGTACCGTTGTTCTTTATACCCTGCAACCTATAAAAAAGGGTAGAAAAATAGCACCCTTACGGATGCTTCGTGTGCTCTGTAGCCCAGAGCTGGGAGATATTCAGGATCACCTTATCCTTTCTTTACAACCGCCTTTTTCGCAGGCTTCGCTTTTACCAACGCCATTTTTGCGTCGTTACTTGGCGTAGACAACTCTTTGAACCGTTCATCTGTCAGCTCCAGTTCATCTCCAACTGTGACTTTCCTCTTCAGCTGCTTGTCATAATAACTTTTAACACATACTGCTTTCATAGCACTTCCTCCTTTCCTGCTTTCTGGATATAAAAATACCACCAATCGTATTCGACCGGTGGTATCTACTCATTTTCTTCAAATTTTATTCCGTTATTACATTCCTTTTCGTATGGCTCCCATATTACCGTGGACGGAATACCTCTAGGAAATGCTTTGCATCGCATAGTATGTTTATCGTGATCTTCTATAAAATTATCACATAACATGCATTTGGGAAGCGCAAAACTACTTCCTCCAAGGATATATGTATTTTTTGATGAGTTCTTTTGCTTCATTCGGAATCCTCTCTCCATTTCTATATCTTACAAAAGCTTCCGCCAGACTTTCCGCGCCATCACATGTCCGATCAGAATACCCTGAAATACCTGCGACAAACGTCTTGCGGAGTTCTTCTCTCATATTTCTATAATCTTCTTCTGTTATACAATTCTGAAATGGCAAAATGTGCGCAATTTCATGTGCGATATAGTCTTCGAATGTACTTCCTGCCATTTCACCTATATTATACAAGTATTCCATACGGCGTTCAACCTTCTGATAATCCACATTATAATTAAATAGCAACTCAAACCGCAATACGCCATCATCATCAACGAAACCGCCGCTTCCAAAAATGTCGCCTTTCTTCATTTTCCCGCCTTCAATGCCATCTAAATATACAGTGTACTCTTTTTCTAATCTCCTGATCGCACTCTCAATCTTTCTTTTTGTCGCTTTATTCATTCTCGAAGTCTTATACACATCATACGGAATAGAGATTTTCATTATATTTCCAATCCGCTTTTTCCATGTCTTATCTGCAATATCACCCTTAGGTATCTTTTTCCCAAGCTTTCTTTCATATTCCACAATCAACTTCTCATCCGTAACCGGAATGATCGTACATCTACAGTTTGCGTGAAGCGGAACATGAATACACTCCTCGATCGGATAAACCTTTTCGTGATATCCTCCACAAATATCGCAGGTTCTTTCATCTCTTGCTGCTAAAATCTGCACATACTTAACATCTGCGTCTTTATAACGCTGCAAGGTCGCATCATTCAAATAATGCATTGTTTCCGTTCGGACAAGCCTGTGACATTCGTTAAATCCCTGCCCCATACGGTTATGGAGCATGATCGCGATTTCAACCGCTGTTTTTCCTTGCTGTAATCCCGTGAGCAGGATATCATTCAGACTGACTGCCAATTTCTTTTGATTCTTCCAGAGTCTTCCCGAAAAGTTATCCCCTCGCCACGGTGTTTCCATCAACTTTTCCATCAGCTTTTTATTTGGCATTGAAAAATCAATATCTCCCATGCTTTCCGCCGTATCTGCGTACACTTTTCGAAATCCGTCCTGCATGTTTTTCTTTGCAAATGCTTCCGTTGAATGTCCAAGATCCTCTATGATCTTTTCAAACTTTCCGTTCAACTCCGTGAGACGGTTCTGTTTGTGCATGTCAGAAAGAGAAAGAACCCCATCCTTGCTGTACTTCTCGGCCAGCCGATAGAGCTCATCTTTTACACTTTCACTCGCATCGATATAAAACTCCAACAGTTCCCGGTTCTTTTCTTCCAGTGAGTTGTAAGTTTTCCACGTTTCCGACGCAAGTCTCTTTTCCCAGTATTCGCTATTCTTCTCCATTTCCTCCGTCCTTTACAATCGGCGCTTGATCCCACGACGGACTATATTCTTCCTTTTGCCTTTTCAACGCTTCCAGTTCTTCTTCCACATCAGACACAAAAGGATGGTGCGCGATCAGTGTCTCATCCGATATAATCCCCTGCGAATTACTACAATTTTGGATCTGCTCCGCCTCGTTTATCGCCATATCTCTGTTAAAGACCAGCTCTACATCAATCTTTTCGTAATATCCATGTCCGGAAATCTGCAAATACAGATCCACAAAATACAATAGCAGCTCAAACCCTCTGCTGAACTCCGTTTCCATAAGGTTGCATTTAAGGTCAAGACTACTGTACATGAATTTCAAAGCCACACCGGACGGCGCTGATCCGAATTTGTCCAAGTCTTTATTTACCGATTGCCCGCTCTCTACAATATCGCGGTTTAACTGCTCGTAGTGCTCCCGCAATGCAGTAATATCCATTTGTGGCGTAAGCGTATCGACGCCTCCATCTTCTGCGTCGTCGATCAAAATTGCTCTGTCTTCATTGAGCTGTTTTATAAAAGCTGATAGATTTTGACCTCCATACCCCTTTAAGACAAATATCAGGTTTTTGACCTCATCCATATAGTTCGCCGCTTCACTGCGCCCTAAATCATAGCCATCAATTAAGCTCTTTACAAATTTGATGTCCGGCATTTCGATCTGATTGTTTTTAAACGGAATGAATGGCACTTTCCCCCACGTTTTCCACTCCTCTACGCTTTTATAATGCGCTACGGGTCCGCCTGCATCCATACTTTTATCGTTATCGTAGACGAGCATTTGTCCTTCTAAACGGTAATATTTTACGCCGTCCTTTGTCCAAATTTCTACATTCGTAATCTCTTTCTCTTGGTTATACTGCCATACCGTCGTATTGTATACCCGGATCATGGCATCCAGTTCTGTATGGCTTCTGTCCGACCAGTACGGAATGCACTGCTCCGCCGGGATCACGATTGTTTTCAACTCTCCTTCCGGATCAAGATATACATGCAGCCATCCAATCCCTTTGTTTGACGCCTCATATCCGAGTTGTGTAAGTTGATACTGAAAGTGTTTCCCAAGCACATCTTTGACCTTTTCGACATAAGTGTCGTTTTTATCTGTTCCGTCTGTTTTATATGTAACCGGCTTTGTAAGCAAGTATGCAATTTTCTCATCTACCTGAATTTTATACTTCGCATGGGCAAGTTTATTGTTCGCTCTCCATGTCTCTTCCTCTTTATGCCCGTCTACTTTCCTTGTAATTTTCCGGTTCTTAATATCGTTATCCGCCTGATAGTACCGTTCCCCCTCTTGCATCAACTCATATTTTCCCGAAGCTTTAAATTTTTCTATCATACTTACAACTCTGTTGTCCGTAAGTACGTTGCTCTCTGTTGCCGCTGCCATTCCCGCTTTCACGCCCTTTCTGATTTTGTTCCATAATTCTTTTATTTTCACCTTGTCACCTCGTTCCAAGTGTTCTTAATCCGCCGCCTTTTAAGTCCGAAACCTCGTAATCGTCCAGAGCGTACCATATTGCCGATAATGTATGCGGATCGATATTAAATTCATCTTCGATGATCTCGTCATCTTTATCTACCGCAAAGGTCAAGTCCTGAAGCTCATCGATCGTATTCGGACAGGCATCGGAGCATACAATCTTTTTAAATCGCTTTACTTTCTTCGTATACATCGCCCTGCTGCCCTTGAACTTCTTACACGCTTTCATTCGGAAGCCTGACTGCTTGTAATACCTTATTGCCTTTGGTTCAGCGCAATCTGCTTTAATTACAATATCCTTCCAGTCTTTCATATCTTCCGCTATCTCCGGATCTGTTTTATTCCGGCTGTAGTACTCCCGGTAAATATATAAAATCTTTTCGTCGTGATCAACGACCATCCGAAGCGCGGCATTGTATGAAGTAACAAAACCGAAGTCCATACCATTCTTTTCAAGCGGGGTTCTAATTGCTTTGATTTCTTTTTCAACCTGATTTGCAGACTCTACAACGAATTGTGGGAACACGAGCGTTCCATTTACTCCAAAACGCCCTTTCCTTGCCACACGGTACAGATCCGGGTCATGTGTCTGCAAGTCATCCAACTGCTCCACATACTCTTTAGGCACAAAAAAATTGTCGTCAACAGTACTATGATGGTAGTACGTGTTCCCGACAACTACGGTTCGCTCTTTATATAGTTTCTCATCATCCAAAACAAATACTTTCTTCTTTTTGTCCTGAAAGAAATATTTATAACACCAGTTTCCTTTACTGACCGGGTTTGTTGATAGAATGATATGATTGCTTAGAGTCGGATGTCTCAAACGTCCGAGTATCTCCTTAAATCCTGCGTATTTCACTTCTGAACACTCCTCAATCCATACGATGGATACACCATTCAGGGATTTTAATTTTGCCGGTTTATCCATCCCTTTAAAAATAATCCTGCTGCCATTGCGAAACTTGACCTGCATCGGCGATGATGTAAACGTCAAATAGCCATCAACGCCCATAGCTTCAGCAACTTCTTGCAAAAGGTCATAACAAGAGTCTCTGATTGTATCAAAAACCTCTCGGACAACCAAAGCTTTTCGTTTCTCTTCAAGCAATTTTTTAATCAGTTTTACGGCTACATGATAACTCTTGGAGCTGCCATATCCACCGACTAGTAAATAAAGTTTATAGTTCCAGTCATCCACAAAATCATAGAAGTGATCATTTAATGCAAAATCGATATTATCCGCCATCTTGCTTCTCACTCGCTTTCACAAAAGTGATCTGAATCGGCTTTTCCTGCTCCTTATCGGAATTAAATAATCCAAGATGTTTTCCGAGATCCACTAACGCAGACCTTTTGTCATACATTTTGATTTCTCTTTCTGTTCCAAACTCATTCGGTTTTATTTTAATCGACTGAATACAAGCTAAATCATCTTCGGATGCATATTCCCTCACGGTTGCTGTTTTCGGATCCACTGCGTCCGTAATCTTTGCAAATGCAATTTTGGCCAACTCCTGAAGTACGCGATCTTGATTAACCCCTGTCCTTCGCGAACGTTCCGCCATTGCTTTCGCGATTGCTTCTGAAATGTTAGGTTTTGTTAAGTTTTCACATCCGATCTCTTTTGCCGTGGCCGGAGAATACCCCGCCCGAATGGCTGCCTGAGTGGCATTCAGGTCAATCAAATATTCTTCTACAAATCTTTTCTGCTTTTTTGTCATCCAGGCTCACCACCTTCCTCTACTTAAAATTTTGCATTAGAAAAGCACCCCGGAGGGTGCCTTAATTTCTATGTATTCCAATAATCAGTAAAATCAATTTTCTTATAAAGGGTATATAGGCTTTCATCATTCAGCTCATCATACAGCTTCTTAAACCCCTGACCCTCATAAAACTTATCATACATATGCTCCCTGCATTCAAGAACGATTAGATTCCCACCGACTACCTTTGCAGCCAGGCTTATAGCATGATAACACTCATTTAATATCTGCTGACCACTCAATTCTTCATTAGAACAAGTATCGCATCTTCCAAGCTGGCCAATTAAATATGCCGGAACTGATTCCAACTTATCTCTTCCAGGATAATTACCGAGAACTTTCCTCTTCCGCTTGTTCGATAGGATTGAAATGTCTAACGACTTCTGAGCTATCGTAAAATATGCCAATACCCTGAACTTTCCGTCTTCCAGTTGTTTTTGATCAACTAGAAGGTATGTTTTCCCATAATTAGTATTTTCATAAGGTATAGTTTTATGCACTAAAAAGTCCTCTAAATCAATCTCACGATGACAAGAGAACTTTTTAAATGCACTTTCGATTTTTTCTGCATCGTACCCTTTGTTTACTATTTCTCCCATTGGTACAACTAAATATTCAATCATTTACTTAAGTGCTCTCCGAAGATTTTCTTTCAAATCTTTTTCATGTTTTAAGTGAGTTTTGAAATCACTACTCAGTGTGGGAGCCACTTTCTTAGTCATTTCTTTCACAAAATCATGTGCTTTCTCCGGTTTCACAGCGAACTGTTTGCCGAATGTGGATGTTGCCATAATTTCTCCCTCCTTTGCCTTATTTAGAGCGAAATTCCGCCTAAATGGTGCAAAAAAGAACGCCTACTTTTCCCTCCAAGGTAAAATAGCTTCCTTTTACTTTTATTATATCGGGTTTTCGATAAAAATCAACTAGCCCGACGAAAATTCACAATTTTGTTAAATTTTCATAAACGCAACAGAAAAACGCCCCCGCAAATGCAGGACGTCTTTACTTGGTTTACGCAAGAGTAGGGGGAAGAGCCGCAGGCGCTTTACCTTTTGGCTCTAGAATAATTATAGCATATTATTTTTGTTAATTGTGTTAATCTTTCAAATACCCATTGATTATCTGGGATATTCTCGAACGACTATATCCCGCTATACCCGCAACCTCCCTCTGCTTTTTCCCATCTATGTAAATCAACTCGAATATCTGCCGGTCTCTGCTGTCCGGAATCTCTGCAATGAACTGCTCAATCTCTGTAATCAGGCTCTCTACCTGCTCTCTGCGTTGCTTCCGGATCCGCATCTGCTTGCTAATCTCATCCGCCTCTTTCGGCTCATCCATCTGAACCGTCATTCTAACTTCCGTATACGGGAAATCCTTGCTTGACCCAACCACTTTTCCTAACACTACCGGTACGTTTTCTTGCCGGTCATACAGCCTGTCCAGTTTTTTGTCGATCAGCTCCAGCTCTTTCTTCAGTGGCCGTAACTGGCTGAGTTTTTTCTTGTCCATCCGCATCACCCCTTAATCCACATCGTCTCTGTAAATATTCCCACGCTGTCTCCCGCCGGATCTGCTGCCCCTGCGCTCGGATCAACGCGGCAGCACTTGGTTCATTTGTGTTGATCAAGGTATCATCTCCTTTTTCGGTCTACCACGTTTCCGCATCCCTTTTAATCCATATGCTTTTATGCCTGCTACCACCGTTGCCACTGATATGTCTAACAAATATGCTATTTCTACGTTCGACTTTCCTTCGTCCACATATTTTTTCAGTTTCTCTACGTCGTAACACTTTTTGTACATTCGTTTCCGTGATCCGTCTTTTCCCGCATCGCTTTCCATTTTTACCTCTCCATTAAAATCAACTTAATTCAACCGATCTAACGGACATTCGCCACTCTCTCGTTGCATATCACACTCGCCGTATCTCAGCATTTCTTTTCCTCCTTGTATGGTTCTGGAAGAGGTTGCCATGCAATAACATTATGCTTATTTGTATACCATCTTTCTCCCTCTTG